TGAAATAGCTACTGTAGCTGTTCCCACTGTTGGTGGAATGCCTTATTTGCATCGTCAAATAATTGATATTAGGGAAACAAATGAATTTACTTTTGTTGTACCTTTTGTTAGTATTGCTCCTTATAAGAAAACTACTGATAATGCAGAAGGCTTTACTGGTGTTCTAACTATTGTAGTTATTGAACCTTTAGTAGCTCCAGCGGCTGCCACTCAATCTATTAGTGTTATAATTGAAAAAGCAGCGGGTCCTGATTTTGAGTTAGCTATTCCTGAGAATAATCCACAGAGTTTCTTTTCCGGTATTACTCCACAATCCGGTGATGTATTTTCCTCAGCTTCTGTTGGTAGTAATGCTTGTTCTCATTTTGACTCTACGATTGGAACTTCTCTTGTAAAGGGAGACAATTATCTTAATTCTTTACATTGTATAGGAGAGAGAATATCTTCCTTGAGAAGTCTTTTGAAGTTACCTTATCAACTTGTAAATTTAGTGGTTCCTACTGCTAATTTATATATACATGTGTTACCTTATGGCATTTCTTCAGGTACAGTTAATGGTGCTGTTAATACACCTCCTTCTGTTCTTAATGATTTTTATAGTAGATTTGCCAGCTTGTATGTATATTCTAGAGGAGGCGTTAGATTGAAATATCTTGACAATACTGCTGTTACTTCTCCAAATCCTATAGCCATTACTTTGGATACTTTAGGTCCTCTTACTGCTCCTTTGCAACAAAGTATACTTACTTATTCAGCTACTAATTCTTCTGCAGAGACTTTTAATAGTCGTCGAGGAGGGTTACCTGTACATTATTATAGGGCTGGATATTCAGGAGAAGTTCAAATTCCTCAGTACAATCAATATCATAGTAGACTTAATTCTGATTGTGTAACCAATGTCATTAATCCTTATGACAGTGGTGCAAAAAGAATTTGTCCTTCATTAATAGTTACTCGTAATTTTCTTCCTAATGTTGCTTCTGATGCTGCAATTTTACGTAGTGGGGCTGATGATCTTAACTTCGGCGGTTTTCTTAGTATACCTCCGATGTTCTTTTTGAATTCAGCTTAATATCTTGTACAAGTTTTTCATGTTCTTGTTTTTAAAATACATGACGTTTAGATGTTCGTTAAAACACACCCCCGATATATGGGTGTCTATATATTAATTGACCTTTTAGAAATAAGAATTTATGGTTTATCTTATTTTGACTCTTTACAACTTCCATTGAAATAAAGTTGTTAGAGACTTACCATGGTTTATCACCCCTTGGTAAGGTCCACCTTGCGTGTTTCCTTTATAGTCACATGTGCAATATATTCC